AGCATTTTCCATCGCAGTTGCTTTAGTAACATTATTTTTCATCCTATTATTTGGTTGAAATGTTGACGCAAAATTTTTAGGATCAGTTCCTTGTTTTAATGTTTTTGCTCCAGTTGGATCCCATCCAAATTCATTAGCATGTTGTCCATATTTAAGTCCCTCCGGAGGTCTTCCGCCTTGATCTTTATTTTCCACATCATCTGTACTCATATGTAATGAAGCTAAATCATGGGGAGTACCATATGATATTCCAGTTAGTGTTGGATCATTTCCTTCTTGCTCAATTTGATTCTGTCTAAATCTTAATTTAAGATCTTCTACAACATTATTACGTTCTTCTAGCCATTGTTCCTCAGACATATTAAATATAAACTCATAAACATATTTATCTGATAATAATTTAGAATCTTTCATTGCTACTGCTAATTGAATTTTTTCATTCATTAATGCAACTTTTTGTTGATCATAAATAATTGATGGTGCAGTTAACTCTAATTCAAATCCTACTAAATCTTCTCCCTCATAACCTTGTGAGTATAAATGTATAATTCCTATCTTTACTAATTCAGAAACTACAATTTTTTGTATTCTTTCAATTGTTCTAGCAAATCTAATATCCATAGAAGCTAATGTAGTTTTTCCTTCAACGCCTTCGTCATATCCTAAAAATGGTTTTGGTATTTTTAAAGCAGCCATCATTTTATTTTTTACATATTCAATATCATCTATACCAGTAAATTCCATACCTGGTAATGTATCTATTTGCGTTTGGCTATTACCACCTCTTACAGGTAAATAATAATCTTCTAACATATTATTTAAATTAAACTTTAAATTATAGTTGCCAGTATTTTTATCTACATATGGAATTTTTTTCATTTTATTAATAATTGTTTCCATAAATGAGTCTACTTCATTTGGTGGAATATTACCAATATCAATTTTAAAAATACGTTTTTCTGGTGCTCGCATTATTCTATGAATCAACATTGCATCTTCAAGCATCATTAATTTTTGAAATTCTTGTCTAGCTCCTTCTAACATTGATCTACCATATGGTAAAAAGTTTGAATCAGATATCATTCTAAAATGAGCAATTTCAAAAACATCATATTCGTCTAATTCAGAATATGAATGTCTAAATTTAATTTCATATTCACCAGTTTCTTCATTAAATTCTTCTAGTCGTTCCATTTCATATGCAGATAATGGTCTTGCATTTAAAATTCCTAATCCGTCTGCTATATCTAATTTTAAATAAAAATCTCCATATTTACATAAATTTCTAATCCATGGCCACATATTAAAATCGATATTTAATATATCATAGTATAAATTGTGTAATATTTTTTGTATTGGAGTTTTATTTGTTTTAATTGTTAAAATTTCTCCAAATTGGTCTGCTAATGACGATTCATCTGAATATATATCTAATGCAGAAGATATGATAGGATCTTTATCCATCATTTCATAATCTGTATATAGTTGCATACGGCTTTGTTGAGAATAATGATTTGAATCATATCCACCGTATGAACCTTGAGCATGTTTTCTAGATCCATGTAATCTACTATATCTATCTGCTAATCTAGTTTGAGATAAATTTCCAGTAGATTGTAATTTATTTGTATCAACTATTTTAAGTCGATCTTTGCCGTATTTACGAACTACTACATTAGTAGAAAATAAATTTTGTAAACGTTTTCTTAAAGACGCCATATTGTTTCTTTTTTATTTATATATAAATATAACTTACTACAGAAGCCATGTTAAATTTTCATCATTTTCGCCATTATGCCAATTCCAAGCATCTGATGGACGAGTATCATTACCAGTATAAATTGTAGTATCAGTCTTTTGTACTTTGGATAATGCTCGTTTATTTAAGTCAATACCATGTTGTCTTAATTTTAAACTAGTATCACGTAACCATAATCCTATTGCATAAGCCATTACTAAATCATCATTATAACCAACTTGCGCTTGAGCTTTACCATTTAGCCAGACAAATACAAATAATTCTTGTATTAAACGTTTTGATTTTATTATTGGAGTACCTTCACGCATATACATTTCTAATGCAGATATCATTAATGGTCTAGTTCTTGATGTAGTTGAAACGCCTGGTACCATTTTTGTTTTATCTTTTATATCATATCCTTTTAAAAGTTGAACTTCTAAGTCAACATATCCATCATCTTTATATGTATAAAATATATTTTCATAATTTCTATCTAATGCTGGTTGTATTGCAGCCCATCCAATATTTGCATTTTCTATTGCTAATAATGCATTGTTCCATTCAGTTGCAACAGTTACTAACATGTTACCAAAATCTTTAGGAGGTAGTTTACCTTTATATTCTGCAACTTGAGTTATTGTTTCAACATCTAAAACATGAAATGTAGACCAATCAGCTCCATCGCCTCGAGCAACATCAGCTACAACTATATAATTTTTTGTATAATCTGGATATTCCCATACCCAATATCCATTATCAAACCCTCTTTTTTCAACTGGGTCTTGACATTTTAATTGAAACTCTTGTAATATTAATCCGTCTACAACAGTATGGCCAGAAGATATAAAATCACAATCACATTCTTGAGCTGCTCCTCTTTCACCTAACAATTTAGTTTGATCATTTCTCCATGTTTGATCCCGCTCTGGATGTAAATTCCATTGTAGTTTAATTGTTTCAAATCCATTAATACCATTTTCAGCATCTACCCATGTTTGATGAAACCAATTACCAATACCATTAGGAGTTGATAATACAATTGCTCCACCACCAGTAGATAATGTAGCTTGAGATGCTACCCATATTTCTTCAATATTTCTAATAAATGCTGCTTCATCAACTATTAATAATGATAATGCTTCAGAACGTGCTCCAGTAGACGAACTAGATATTGCTTTAATTTCAGATCCATTTGCAAATTTTAATGATAATTTATTATTGGTAATAATTTGTGTTTTTAACCAACTTGGTAAATTTTCATTCATTATTTGAACTTTACTTACTAAGTTTTTTGCTACGTCTTGAGTGGTTGCAATAACTAAAACGTTGAAGTCTTCGTTAAATAACATTGACCATAATGCATAACCAGCTGAAAGTGTTGATATACCTAATTGTCTTGATTTAAGTATTACATTATAACGATTATTTTGTAATGTAGATAACGATTCTTCTTGGAATGGAAATAAATTAAATTTTATTTTTCCTCTAATAGGATGTTGTATATAACAAAACTTTCGCATAAAATATACGGGATCGTTCGCACATTTTAAATATTGCTCTTGTACTATTTGTTTTATATTTTTTTCGCTCATTGAACAACTTCAACGATCATCTTTCCGGTGAATAGCGCAGTTAATATACCTGTTCCAAACCATATTACTTTATGATCGTACCATTTTGGTTTTAAATATTTTTCTCGCTGTATATACAAATCTATATTTTCATTTAATAGTTTTACTTTTGTATTTGTATATATTAATTCTATAGAATCTAATCTTATAACTGTTTCTAAATCAGATATTAATGTTTCTTGTTGAGAAATTATTTCGTTATTAATAGAATCCATATAATATAATGAATCCAATGTTTCTGAAATATCAATAATTTCTTTACTAGTAAAACATGTATCTGCCATTTGTCCAAAATATATTAGAGGACATATAAATAATATAATAAAAATATTTTTCATTTCCTAGTTCTTTTTCTGATATTAGCAGCTGCTGATTTAACTGCTTCTTCTTTAGACTTTACTACTTTAGCTTTTTTTGGAACTGGTTGCTTTTTTAGTTCTTTTGTTTTTTCTATTTTCTTTTTTGTTGTTTCAACTTTTTTCTTAGCAACTTGTTTTTGTTTTTTAACTTCTTCAAGTTGTCCATCTAATTTATCAATTGTTTTATTATTATTGTCAATTTTCTTTTTTGCTTCATTAGCTTTTTTAGAGTTATTTTTTGATAATATAAAAAATATTCCAACTATTCCAGTTAAAATACCTAATATAATTTTCCAATATTTTTTAATCATTATTTGCCTTTTCTTTATTTAAATTTTCTAAAAAGTTTTCTTTAAACTTTGCAAATTGAACTTCTACTTTTTCTTCAAACTCAGCTGGAGTCATTTGTGCATCCCATGTTTCCATTAATCCATCTGAATTTGTTACATATTGTTGCTGCTCAGTATATGCTATTTTTAAAGCTTTAACATCTTCTTCTGCTCTTTTTAACCATGCTTCAGCATTATCTTGGATCTTTTTTTGTTCATATTCTTCATATTTTCCATGTTTACGAAGTTCATGTTCCATATCAATTACACAATCATAACACATACCATGAATTATTTGCATTTTTTTATCTAAATGATTTGGAATAGAACATGTACATGTTTCTTTTTGGCAATTTGGATATGAATTAAGATGTTTTCTAACTTCTTCTGCTACTGAGTTGGCTGGTTTTTTAACACGAAACCCATTACATTGTTCTATTCGATAAATAGTATTACCAATTTTTTCTTCCCAAACATCTCCAATCTTTCGACGTTTATTTTTTTCTGCTTTTTGTTTAGCATCAGAAAATCCAATTGTTTTTTTAGTTTGGAACTTGTGCGTTCCGGCAATCATTTCTTTGACTGCTTTTATATTTTGTAACTTTTTTGACATAATTTTAATTTATTTGAGCGACTGCTTTGTCAATTGCTCTTTTTAGTAACATTAGTTTTCCAATTTGTCTTTTTCTATCATCGTCTGCAGTTATTTTATTAATAACAGACATAATTGTTTTCATTTGTTGTACAATATTTGGTTTTTGTTCTAGTGCTTGTATAAACTTTGCAATTCTATCATCTGACTCAGATGAAGTATCTGTTGGTGCTTCTGGAGCTGGTTCTGCTGATGCTTCTGGTTCTGCTGATGCTTCTGGTTCTGCTGCTTCTGGTTCTGGAGCAGGTGTTGGTTCTGCAGAAGGTGCTGGTTCAGCTGGTGCTTCTGGAGCTGCAGGTGGTTCTGGTGTATCAGCTACAGGCTCTTCTTCTTGTTCGTTAGTAATTGTACTTAACGCTTGTTCAGATAAAAATTTAGTAACTTTTCTTTTAACAATTTCACGAACTAATTTTTCTTTTTGCTCTTTTGTTAGTTTCTTTATTTGTGACATATAGCCGCCATCCTTTTTAGATAATGTATGTATTAGTTCTTCTGCATCTTCTTCTTGATTTTTTACAAATACTTTTAAAGTGTTAGCAGGACGCTTATCATCTCCATCTTCCATTTGTTTTGTAACATATATTCTATCAGCATCTTTTACATCTGGTACCATTGTTTCATTATCTAGTATGTCATCATACTTTATTTTTCTATCTACATTTGGCATAGGCTCGCCTGATGCATTAGGTACCATACCTTGAACTTCTTTGTCATTAGTATAATCTTTTAAATCTTTTCTAGATTTGTGTTTTTCATTTTTTGGTTGTTTATGTTTAGCCATTTTTATATGTCCTATTATTTAATAATAAATATCATCTAGAATACTTTAACGTTCCTAATATCTGATTTAGCGGAGCAAATGCTCCTGTTAATTTATATGTATTACCACCATATACAAATACAATTCCTTCTACTGGTACTATTTTTTCAAATCCTCCAAGATTTTTAATTTTATCCAATTGAGTTTTTAGTAATTCCATTTTTGATATATCATTAGTAGATCTCAATGTACGAATTATTTGTGCAATTTCTTTTCTAATATCTTGTACAGCTTCTGCAGGATTAGGTGCTAAAAAATTAGATACATTTTTCATTATTTCTGCACCTAATTTTAAAAATATTGATTCAAATGGCTGTATATTGTCTTTTATATATTTTTTAAAGTCTTTTTTATCAAACACTCGCATCCATTCTACAAACTCTTCATTGTCTATCATTTTAGCTACTGCAGAGACGTTAGGTGATTTAATATTATATGCCCATCTATTCATTAGTATATCTGTTACTTCGTCAGGTATATTATAATTAAACTCATTTGCTTTAGCTCGTATAACATCTTTCCACCATGATTTGTGATACTCTGAAACTGTGTCTGTGTCTTTTAAATTATATTTGTCACGTAGTTGATCTAATTCATTAAATAATGCATCTTGATAGTCTTGAAAATTTTCAATTCGACCTAATTTAATTTTTTGAGGCGGAATTAAATTAAATGTATTTTGTAAATCTGAGTTTGCATCTGTTACTGCTTTTTGCACAATAGCGCCGCCAGTTAAATCAGTTTGTACAATTTTTCCTTTTTCATCAAATTCTACAAGATTATGAAATTGTAAATATGCTGCTTCATATGATATAACATTTTTTGTTGGTGGATATATAATTTCCATGTTAGCAAATACCTTGCCATTTTGAAAAATATTTTGTAATTTTTCTAATCCTACTTTTGCAAACGCAGCTGCTAAATCTGTTCCAGCTTCGCCAAATGCGTCTGATATATTACCTCTTCCTGCAAACTTTGCTTGTAATTCTTTAACGGTCAATGGATTTACACGTTCTCCGCCATTTCTAGCAAATTTAACTGCCCCGTCTTTAAATGTCATGAATATATTTTGTCCATCAGTTTTTTCAGTTACTGTATTTTCAATATCTAATCTGCCTTGTAATCCACGCTGAATCATTTCTTTGAAATCAGCAAATGTTAATGATTGTGATCTATTCATATCAAATGGATGTGACATATGACCAGCTAATCCGCCTTCATTCAAGTATTTAGCTCCAAATATTGTCTTTGGATATTTATCAAAGTTATAAACAAATCCATCTTCGGTATCTTGTTTGTCTAATGCTTTTCTTAATTTTTTAATTTTTTTAGAATGTGCTTCAGAACCTTTTGGTGTCATATACCCACCATCTTCAAATAACTCATTTACATCTGCTTCTAATTCTTGCAAGAACCATTCTTGTATACCTATAGATTCTTTATTTATTTTATCTCCAGCTTTCTTTGCTGCTTTATATGCTTTAGATCCTTTTTTAGCTGGTGTGCCTCCACGTTTTCTTTTTGCACGAATATTGGCCCATAGACCATCACCTTCTCCCATTACGTCTCCATATGTTGGAGCTCCACCAAGCATTTGCCAAATATTTTTTATTATAGATTCATCGTAATTAGGATAACTTGCTTTAAATTTACTATATGCATCTGCATTTAATGCTGCTCTTACAGTGGATGCAGATATTGCATTACCATCTTTATATTTTAAAGGATCTACAGAAACTGTTAATTCAATAGCATCTACGCCGGCTGGAATTTTTCTTCCTGATCGATCTCCGACTGTTTTATATTTGTCTATATTTGGTAAAAATGATTTAACACGAACATAATCATCATCTTTTTCAGATGCAGCTAATGCAAATTGACCTTGTGTATCTTCTGGCAATTCAAATAGATATTCATATGCAGCCATTATTGGAGAATTAAAATTGGTAGGTTGTATTTCAATGTTTGTATTTTTATTTAATAAATTAAACATTTTAATACTTGTATCTCTAGTTATGCCATCTCTTTCTTTAGGGCCTATTAACATGATAACTTTGTTAACGGTAGGGTTTTGAGCATATCGTTGTGCAAGAGCCATATGCGCTCCTGTAATTGGCTTAAAGCCTCCTGGAAATAATACTGTTACGTTCTTCATTTTATATAAATATTCCTTTATAATAATTCATGATATTTTTAGCAATTTGAAACTTCCATAACTTCTCCGTCATCCCCTTCGTCTGAATTTATTCTTATAGATTGATTAGATTTCGATCTAAATGGTTGTCTATAATATCCATCTCCTAAAGGATTACTTGTACCATTAGTTGTATATATTTTATCTCCTACTACTGTATA